CCCGGTGTGAGGCCGGGGATTGTGAGGGCCATTTTGGGTTCCCCCTATCTAGCCGCCTAGAATATAGGTAGCCCAGTCATAACGCATGTTGATATCAACCGTTAACAAGTCCTCAGTACCATAATCTAGATTACTATAACTCACTGATGTAATAAAAGGATTATGAATATCGTACGTGCCGATTGTTAGGCCATTGCCGTCCACTTCGGAGACACGAACGCCTCCCCCAAGCGCGCCAACCGCATTCTGCTTGTTGACTGTAGCAGGATTAGTAACAGAGCCCCCTGTTGCAACATCGTCAGGAAGTTGATAACCAGAAAGAAGCAAAATTGTCTGAAGCTCGAGATCCATATCCGGGTCCAGTGAGTTAACAAACTGCATTGTAATTTCATTCCAACTCACACGACCGGGGTAATAGAAAGTCTTGTCCAAGAACTGGTGCTCGGTTACGCCAATCGTATACGCTGGCTTTTGAAACGTTCTTGCGTAAATTTGAGTACTAGTTCCACTGGGTAAAGTGAAATCTACCAAAAAGCGATGTGAGCGTTTTGGCTCTTGTGCTGCTGAACTCCAAAATTCTGCCATTTTAATATCCTCTTTAAATTAAATAGTGAGAGGGGAGTAAAACCCCCCTCTTTATTATTCGAATTCTACTCCCGATCTTGTAATCACGAAATCAAGTGCAATAAACTCAATTGCTCGAGTTGGCTTCAGAAGAATCTTGGCATACATTATGTTTCGATCAACCATGTCTGGAGTTGTTGTGGAGGTGTCCAAAATAACCCGATAGTCCGACAGACCAAACCGATTCTTAATAGAAGATAAGAAGGGGTTGACCTGATTGAGGAATCGATTCCAAGTAACCTGCTCATTTGGATCGAATAAAATATTGTTCGCGATTAACCTAATCTCCTTCTTCAAGAAGATCATGAGGCGTCGAACATTAATCCGATCCAGTGCTGATTGAGTTGCTTGTAGTGTCTTTTGACCGAACACCACAATACCCTCAGCTGGGAATGACGCAATTGGGTTGACATTCACCTCATAGAGATTATCCCTCTGTGTTGCGGTTAACTTCTCAATTACATTGACCACATTAAGGCCAGCGGAGCCATTGTTGAGGCCACCGCGGTTAAACCCAGCAGGAGCAAACCAAAGCTCCGATCGAGCAGCTGACGATGCCATAACACCCATTGCCACCGTAGAAGGTGGAACCCATAGTCGAGCGCCCTTAGAATTATCATTAATTTGGAGCCAGGGATAGTATGCAGCACCATAACTTGAATTCAGGTTACGGTCTTTAACCTCGCTAATTGTACTAACAGAGCTACCTACTCGGGCACTGAAAGACTGAGTACCTTCGGTGTTCGCGATATATCCGTTAGCAAGATCAATAATCGCAAGAGTATCCTTTCTCTGCTCGGCCATGGCTAGCATATAGTTTGTTACGTCTTTGTCTGTAACACCCGGCATCGCAGCCATGTTAATATTAACCTGGTCTACGTCATTCACCGAGTCAATTGCCTTACGGAGAGTATAATACATGGGATAGGCAGCTGTTGTCTTGGTGCCACCATTATTTAGGGCGCGCGTGTTATTAAACGGATTCTTCTCAAAGAGATCAAACCCATCAAACCCGCCGTACATCGGTACAGTAAACCTGTTATATCCCCGATCCAGCACTTCGGTATAAGAAGCGCTAACAGCTGTCATGGAAGTTCCAGCACGGCGGCCTCCTTCTGGGGTGCCACGGCGGATGTTACCCAGATTGGGAGACATTGGATCCGAAGCACCGGCGATCGACGCGTTATACATGAAGATGTCAGAACCACTGTGGGTTGCACCGTCGGCGGTAGAAAATACTAAATCATCTAACGAAAACCCAGGACTCAAAATAGTGTTATCTGTGCCAACACTGGTAGCTTTTATTTTAACCAGATCTCTGATCGTCCCATCAAAAATCTGAGTTGTTGCATTTTGATTTGTACTTAATCCGAAGAATGCATTGGTGTACTTAGAAAGGCGCCCGTCGGAAGCCTTACTTCGCATTGGCAACGGAGGGAAAGCCAGACTTGCGGTCGTCAACTGTCGAGTGTTGGACGCGGTCATGGAAGTCCCAAAGCCGACAGCGAATCCTTGGTTCTCTGGGCCTAGGCCATAGCCAACGTCGGGCATTGCGGTGGCTGGTATAGAACCACTTGCAGCGCCAGGACCACAGAGTGAAGTGTTTGTCATAGAGCCAGAAGTAATAGTGGTGCCTGATAGCGCACCGAAGGCCAATACCTGCTCGGAACCACTTTGGATTTGACACCCGGTATACGTCGGAATGCCGCGGAATCCGAATGGGAGAAGTGAAGAATCTGCTGCTCCATTATCAACGGTCTCATCCATTTCGACTCGGATTAACCTAGACTGAACCGGGTATTGTCCCAATTCTTTCCACTTTTGGTTAACACTGTCGTAGCTATATGAACGGTCACCAACTCTCTTTCCAATATAGTTAAGAGAAGCGGGATTAAGATTTAGATTATTATACTGTTCTATGATTCTAGGATCTTCATCGGTGTCTTTAATATCCCGTACTAGCAACGTGAATGTTCCATGTGGTTGATACTGGGGGTTGGTCGACGCTTTAATATCAGAAAGAGAAATTTTGTAATGTGATTGCGCGTACTCAGTTCCTTCACGCGACATCACGCGGAACAAGCGCTGGACGGTGTTATTGACATCATAACTAGACGAAAGGTCTGTTAAATCCTGACTGACAATCCAAGGAGTGCCGGGAGTAACATACCCTTCCTGATGATCACCACCAAATACTCCGGCAGAGCCGGATTTCAGGGAAATCAAAACAGCCAGAGTACCGGTGAAGTCAGCTTTATCAATAGCCGAACCATCGGAGAATTGCCCGACACTATCCAGCACTGCTCGGTCAAACGATTCTGCTAGGAAATAGTCTTTCTGGTTTGTAGCGGGGGTAATAGCTGTATTTAAAAGATGTGGGTTTGTATTAAAAACATTTCTTATATATCGAGAAGACTTGGGGTCGAAATTGAAGGTTGTTTCCAATATTTCGCTAGACCCCGAGATTCTAACGCGATATTCTTTATTGCTGCCTACAGCACGTGGAGCAATAAGTGCCGCGGCTGCGTTGAGTTGCGGTGCGGTGGTCGCATCGATTCCTAGCGGGCCGGCTAGCTCAATAGTTGTGCTACTACCCGTAAGATGGAAAACAGCAGCGAGCATTCCTTCGCCAGCGCTGGCTCGGGCGACGTCGCCGGTGACCTGCGAGCTGCCGGTTCCGACGATAAATAATCCATAGCTAGAGCCTGCAGATGTTTGAACGCCCCCGCCTTGCACGAGGCGGGGGATCGTCCAGCCGGCTTTGGTACCTCCAGATTCCTGGTCACCCACCGGGCGAACAAACGTTAGGGGAGAACCGTTCGCAAGATAGGCTTGAGCGGCATATGCGCCATATGTTGGGTTATTGTAGTTTCCATTTCTCCAGACATCTGCATTAGCAGAGCTGCCGGGAATTGGGTCGCCAAAAATCTCAACGAATTCGCTAAAACTCGATACTCTGGTTGGGACCAGGGCTGGTCCTTTTTCGGCAACGCCAAAAATTACAGGCCCAGCGCCTATTGTGGTGGTAGTGCTGACCTGTGACTGATCAATTTCATTAATGAAAACACCGGGTGATACAAATCTAAAACTATCTACGGGCATTTGTTGTATTCTCCTATATAAACGTCAACGTTCAAGAATAAATAGTAAAATAAAACTTGAAACAACCTTTACTCTCTATAAAAGCCGGAATTATCCAGGAAGTCCTGTACATCGCCAAATATTACATGCTCAGAAGGGATTTTAACTTCTACTGCATTCTCTCTCTTTACTATATTGGGCCTCTCTTGGTTGTCACCATCTCCGAAAAGGTATCCAAGTACTTTAAAGCCCACCAAAGATTCATAATTTCTCTGTGCCATCCCTATATCAGCTACATTAGAATTATTAGTGATCGACCCGTCTATAAAAGCCTCATATTTGTGACCATCGCTTTCAATTCTAAATGGCATTCGATTGAGGCCTCCCTGACGAATAAATTTTCTAAGTATTTCGTTTGTTTGTTGCTGATATTCGGTGCGTACGGAAATTTCATAATTGACAGCCACCCAAGTAGGGAATGGAATGGTTATTGTTTCATACACTGTTCTCGTGGGCGGAACTGCAGGCCATGTAGATCTAGAGCTACCATATTTGCGCTTTGAATACGCATTTTGGAACTCAGCTGTCTTCTTTTGATTTATTCTTCTAGCGATCGTGATGCTTCCCCCCAGTGCATCTCGCACTTCAGGAATATTGGCAGCCGGAATAGCAAATTCAGACGCAGGGTTCTTTTCAATACTGGTACGATTAATAGTAATCAATGGTAAAATTAAAGTTTCTTGTGAATCTCTCAAATCTTTATTATGTTTAAGTTGATATGCTCTCTCTGCCGTTACCCACAAAACAGGCACCTTCTTGAACCCCTCATTAGTGTCAACTGAAATGTCTAGTCTTTCATTAACATATTTAAGGACGGCCTTATCAATTGTTTCAAGGGATGAGTCACCAAATTCAACTCTCTGCACCTTATCTGCAACTTTTTTGTCGCCGATATATGCCTTTTTGTTTTTGTTTTTTATTTGTTTTTCGGTTCTTTTACTATTTGGCATTTAACTATCCCACATAAATGCCGGCGGGGACATTCTCCATAACTTTCTTTGTAGAGTCTTGCATAGATGAGTCGGAAACTGACAACTTCTCATAAGTCATCTCATCCAGTATCGTCTTCAATTCTTCCCTAAGAGTGTCTTGTTCGGCTTTTGCCTGGGCAAGAAGATCAGCAAAGTTTAGTGTGACACTTTCGCCCGGGATTGGTACGGTTGAAAATTTACCTCGGATTTGTCCCAACACCTCTTTGGTAAGAGCTAGAGCAAACCGACGAATCCATTGCTTGCCAATTGAATTAATGCTTGCGTAAGGAATATTTTGGAAAGGCAATGTATTCATATTATTGATTCCATCAGTTCCATTTTTACCCCGCGATGTATCCTCCCACGGTGCATAATCGTCCTCAATAGTAAAATTAATCCAGAATTTCACTGGACTTGTGACATCTGGTTCGGGAAAAACTCTTAGCATATTATCTTTTATCTCATAAGAGTAGTGAGAAACACGTGTGTATAGCGCGTCTTCGTATGCCATGGCTTGCAATTTGTTTTGCCACGTCGGGACAATTTCAAATGTAGAATCATCAGCATATTGACCATAGGTTCTCATATTTCCCACCACTGAGAACCCACCATAATAACCATAAAATCTCCACATTGCTCGTGGGGTTTTAAAGAAAACTTTTCTAACTATAATTCTTTTATCTTGGACACGGCCAAAATGAGCAGACCCCGAAGCAGTCAAGGAAGATGACGACATAAGAGTTTGCAAATCGTAATCCTGTACGTTTGCCACTCTATCAAAAGAGGCAGAATATATTGGCTGAGTACCTCCAATACCAGTTTCTGTAATCATTCTTTCCGTCACGCGACGGGAATAACCATAATCGAAATGAGGATATCTTAATTCTATGTTTGATCCGGAAAGAGCATCTCCAGAAACAATTTGTCCATCTTCATTGAAAGACGCGGTTGCGGCGCCCAGAAGACTTGATAATGAGTTCTTGCTTTGGTGAAGATTTACCAAATAAGAATATTCTAGTACAGCCTCTTCGTACGCCGAATATACATTACCTTCGGTCAGTTCAATATCTAAAACATCTCCTCCGAGTTTTTTATAGGTATAGGCCACCTGGTCTGTGGCACCAGATAAAAACGGAGCTGAAGAAGCATACATGCCAAAGGGTAGGGTGGATACAACATTGGTCGTAGAGCCGGTAACTGGCAATATGTTTGCATTAGATGTTGACGCAGGATTCAGTTTTGGAACGGCCATTTATATTCCTCGGACTAGTGATACACTACTAAATAGAAAGCCCCGCCTCAAAAGAGACGGGGCTTTAACTATTTTGACCTTACGTCAGCTATAGTTACTATAGCCGATTAGAGCTCACCTTCAAGTGCACGGACGACAACGAGTCCATACATATCAGGTCGCACCATCTTCTTGGCGTATCGAGTCATGACTCCCTTACGGGGCACGAAATCTTCAACACCGAAGATTGTAGGCGTAGTCTGCAG